AGCGCCTGGTGCGTGGGCAAGTGTAACGTCTACTTCTGGAACAGTTCAGATAACAGAAGGCGCCAATACTCTTAATTTAGAATCTATTGCTGGGCTTGGGTCTCCGTATCTATTTGTTGGATCGAGTTTTACAGGTGTTTTTGCTGCCGGCCAACTTCCTGTAGCAATTGATAATTATGGAGCTACTCAGTTTGTTGTGGTTACAGATAATACTGGTGGAACCTCAAAGATAGCGACTTCGGCTACTGGTATCGAAAGCTCTTGGACAGAAAGAGCCTCTGGCGCAGCCGGTACGGCATTTTCGGACATTCATTGTGGGTCAGATGGTTATAATGTTGCAGTTATAGCAACAACTCCTGGAGCGCCATCTCACTCATTGCATTACTCTACAGACCCTACTGCTGCCTGGACTAGTACGGTGGTTAATCCTGGAGGTGGTCTTTATCCTACAGGTCTAAATGCAGTTTATTTTGATGGAACTTATTGGGGATTGTTTGGTGAAATAAATGCCGGTGGCACGTGGGCAGTTTATTATGCAACTGATCCCACAACGGGTACATGGACTGTCCAGAACATAAGCGGAACACAACTGAATGATGCAGTTTTTGGAAATGGAACGTGGGTAACAGTTGGTAATACAGGAAAGATTTATTATAGGGCAACTGATCCGGCTGGAGCGTGGACTCAGGTGCCGGTAGCAAGTACTGGATTTGATGTAACGGAAACCGGTCAGGCTATAAATGTGTTGTCAGTTGCTTATTCTTCAACGTTAAATTTATTTGTTGCTGTTGGAAGTGATGCAAGGCTTTCAACATCTCCTGACGGTATAACGTGGACTCAGAGACGATCTGGTTTCAGTGCTGCACAGGATATAACTAATGTTTATTGGGATTCAACTAAAGGGGTATTTACTTGTGTTGGTTCGGACGATTTTATCTATTCGTACAACGGTCTGTCGTGGACATTAGATAATTATTTTGATGGAGCTGGACACATTGCTACTGGATCCAAGTCTGGAGTTGCGGTAGTCCTGAGGGCTGGAGCATCTTACGATTACAGCAGATAGAAATTCTTCTCATCTCCTTTTGGCGCCGTCCCGGTTGGTTCGAATAAGCTGGGACGGTGTTTTTTCAGGAGAAAATGTTATAGTTTATTTTTGCCTTCTCTGGCGTTTATTATCTTTTGTGCCTGTTCGCGTACTGCTTCGTATTTAGATCGTGGTATATCGGCTAGTGTTTGCACTTTAAGTGTTTCGAGTATTTGTTCTGCTATATCTGGGTAATTACTAAGCATGTATTGTAGTTCGTTAGCTTGGTGTTGTGTAACGGGCTCAAATGACTCCTCTTTTGCCTTGTATCGCGTGTTTATTCCTAGGCCGGCGTTGCGCTCCTTTCTAACTGTTTTCATGTCGTGTTCGCCATCGTCGTCGTCTAGGTCGTCTACTATGGTTACATTTAGAAGAGACATTATATCGTGTCGTTTCATTGCTTTTATGGCGGAGGCGTAAGATTGTATATCGTTCTTTGATGGGATTATTCTAGATCTTGTTTCTATGAACTGTGATGACTTGTGTCTTAATGTAGTGACAAGGATAGTCTTTTCGTTTTCTATTTTTGTTTGTTGGGTTACGGATAGGCCGTTGTCGGCTAGGGCCTTGCGTATGGTTCGCATGATTATATCTAGGTCTGAGTATTGGTTGAATAGGAAGTTGTTGGCTCTGTTGGTCGTTATTGGTGGAAATTCGCCTTGAGCTTTGGCTAGGGCTGCGCATATTTGGTCTGTTTTTTCTGATTCGTATGGTTCGCTAGCTTTCTCTTTGATGTGCACGACTACTTTTTTGTTTATATGTTTTTCTAGCTCCTCAAAATGGGCTAGTTGATCTGAGAATGTTTCTTTATTTTCGTCCACGCTTCTCCTTTATTGTTTTTTGTTATGCGCCATAGGCACGTATTACCACTTATATATAATACAAATGATTACATATGGCGCATAAGTTTTGTTTATGCTGCTGGCATTGCGAATTCTACTGGCCCTATGTCGTAGGCTGGAAATTCGTAGTCGCCAATGTAAGCTCCATCGTCTTCTACTTCAGCAAATGTAATAAGGTCATCATCGTCGTCTATGTCTAGTTCTAGAGATGGCATATCAAAAAACTCATCAGTTTCTATTGTTGATGAGGTACTATCGCTTGAATAGTCGCTAATTAAAAATTCGCCATCACTTGAAGAATCTGAAGAATCTGATGATACATATTGGTAATGTAGTCCGTATTCATAGTATGTATCGGCGTCAGGGTTTGGTATAAAAGTTTCTGGGATGTCTGTGTCTGGTGACATTTCATCTGTTCTGTCTTCTTCGGCTCTTCGCTCGGCTTCTTCTGCGCTAATTCGGCCAATTCTTGCCCATTGTATTCTGACGCTTGGTGTATCTGGAAGATCGCCTTCTCTGAGGCGATCTAGGTGCATAAATCTTGGTGGTATAGTGTCTCCTGCGTTTACGCGTATAATTCTAGTATCGATTTCGTCGCCTGATATCCTAAGGAATGCTAAGAATCGGCCGTACTCGCGTTCATCTTCAATTTGTTCGTCGGTAAAGCTGTGATCTAGAAATTCTGTATAAGCGTGGTCTGTTGCAGCTTCTAGTCGATCAAATCTTTCCATTCCGACATCAAAAGGTTCTGCAGCTGAGGCTTCTGGGCTTTCGTCTGTCCGACGTCTTCTGAGGTGTTCGTCCAAGGAGGCGAGAAGAGCTCTTTGTTCTTCGTCCTCTCTTTGGCGTAGAACTCTTTCTTCTCGCAATCGTCTAAGTCTTTCTTCGTCTCTGCGCCTATCTTCGTCCATCCCATATCCTATTGCTGATATCATGCATAATGTTGTTAGTAATAGTATCTTCTTCATGTTTTGTCCCTTCCCTAATTAGAACAATTATATTAAATACGCTCGCCCCCCACGGGCTACATTTTTTTAAGCCGCTGGTCTAGCGTCTGCCTTTCGTATTAATTCTTCTTCATCAGAAGAGTAGTCTTCTACGTCTAGTAGATCTAAATCTTCGTCGGTTGTAACAGGAGATGATGGTGGTACCGGAATAATTAAGTCTTCTAATTCTGCGGGTACGTCTACGACAACGATGATTCCATCTTCTGTTCGCACAAAGCGACGTATTTCGACCCTTAGCACACGTCCTACTGGTGTAACGTGTGTTTCTTCATCTTCCATGCAGTATGCGTTACAGGCTAAAAACATAGCTGTGCATGCTATTAATATTTTCTTCACTCTAGTTCCTTGTGTATTGGCTGTTGCCATCGGTATCTTCGTCTGCGTCTATCCCTAGCATTGATTTAAGTGCGTGTCTTTTTGTGTAGGTGAGTGCTCCTCCCATCGCTTGTAGGTTTTCGTTGGTGTTAACTAGTTTGCCTATCATGGTGTATTTTTCAGGAACGGCAGTTACGGATCTAAGATATTGGCCGCTGGAGTGCAATATAAGAGTAATTACATATGTTTTGTCAGCTATCGTGTGAACAGGCTGCATACACGACAGACCTTGTTTAGCTAACACTGGTGATATTGCACTAAGGAGAGCCGGTAGAGACTGGTATTTGTATCTACCGCCAGCGGCCTTATCTGTTTTCATTTCTGGCATTGATTTTTTGAATTCTGCCATGGCTTTTACTAGTTCATTGACTTGTGAGGACATAATGTTGTAGAAGAACTCCTTCTTGGCAACTTGCCTAGCGAATTTCTGAAGGAGCGTTATTTCATTTAAACGCTCTTCGGTGAAATTATGTGTATTTTCTTCCATCATTCGTCCTCGTATGAATCGTATTTAATTCTGTACATTTGGTGTCTAAGCTTTTTGATTTCGTCTTTTTCGCTAGGAATTTCAGCATAGGTGCTTATTGCGTCTATGATGATCTCTCGCATCTTCATGTCATATAACAGGGCCAGGAACTTAATCTTTTCATGTATCTCTTTTGGCACCATAACGGTTAGTTTTACTTGTTTCATGGTTTAACCTCTCTAGATATCTATAAAACAGTTTACTGTAAAAGCGGCTTATGGTCAAGAGTTCTTGGATTGTTGCTGTGGGAGCCGCATGTCGACTACTTAAACATATTGTGTGGTAGATTGTTGGTTTAAATATACACAATGGACATGCGGCAATTTTTCGAGAAAAAGAGTACCCAGGACGTCCAAAAATGCTAAAGTGCAACTTAAAACAAATAAAAAGCCATCCTGGGTTCACACAAGATCATAAAGAGGCCGTCTTTATAATCTCAGGTGTTAATTTAGGGATAATTTTGTGGAAGTGCAAAAAAAAATCCCGGAAAGATTTTCATCTGCCGGGATTTAGTGTATCATTTTTTTACCATGAAAAAGAACACTCTCTTAAGATATAAAAAATCATACATAAGTCAAGCGGCAAACAGAAAAAACCTGTTGTATTCTGTTAATGTGAACGCTTGTAAAAGAAAAAACCCAAGGAACTTTCATTCTTTGGGTTTTTTTAGTACGTTAGTGTTATCATGCAAAACATACTAGATCTAAGATATAAAAAATCATACATAAGTCAAGCATGGAAGCAAAAAAAGCTTTTTTATTCAGCAAAAAAAACTGTTTGCAATAGAAAGACGTCTTCTGATACCTGGTCGCTTCCATCACCCCTTTCTATTTTTAGGTTTAACCCACGTAAGTTCGTGCGTGATTTTATGCGACCAATCGATCGAGCCGTGTTAAACCGGCTAGTATATCTCTCTCAAAAGTACACACATATTTACCAGTCACAAACAACGATAGCGGTTGCTACCGGCTATACTCGACAGGAGGTTAATGCGTCTATTGGCAGGCTGCGTGCATGGGGGTTGGTACGTACTATATATCGCCACTGGCAGCCTTGTATCTACAAGTTGACTTCACTTTTAAGGCTCAGGCGTGTTATAACCAAAATAGGATCGTTCATAACAAGCGCCTGGAACTACTTACGCAACGATCTGACACAATTGAATTATTTAGTTAGTAGTAAGTTAAGTAATAGTAGAAAATCATGTCCATGTAGTTACTTGACTTACAATAGTAAGAGAGACTCTCGACAAAAAAGTAACTTTCTTACTCAATCTCGACAATCAGCACGATATTGCCCACCAGGATTCCGTCCAAACAAAAGGCACGTGATGACGAAGGAAGAAATAAGCTACAGAGTGAAAGCTATAGAAGAAATCTGTCAAACTCTAGACCTGTCTCGATACGGGAAAGCTAACCTATCGATATTTCCCGACACTTCGTTACGTATTGCTCATGACAAACTAATACATTCCCTAAAAAGGGGTGTAGAGATCAAGAACCCATTTGCTTATTTACATGAACTTGCCCATAAAGCCACTCAAGAACAAAACCTCAAGCTAGACTACTCTCTTTTTGAGAGATATAACTTCTCTACTGCAGAAAAGAACCCCCTTAACTCCAAGAAGATAAATATAAAGGGACAAACAGTGCACCAAGCTTACAAACAATGGGTTAAACCAGACTACAATTACGACTACGAAAAAGAGGTAAAGCGATATCACGAACCCGAGAAAATTGACGGATTTGCTGCCGCCATGGCAAACTTATCTCGTCTGTTAGGAGAAGAAGGCGCCCGCCAGAACTTTGAGGCCTTTAAGATGAGATTCACCAAAAAAGCCATCGAGTGCGCTTCCAGATAAAAAGGAGAAAAATGAGCCAAACTATTGATAATAACACGCCACATTTGGCCAGCGAAGTAGGATGGAAGGAAAAATATTACGTCAATTTCTACACCCATAGACAGGATATAATATCTCCCAGAATTATTGAAGAGATGTCTAAAGACCTTGTAAAATGGGCTGCAAATAACGAAAAAGCTTTAAAGCTATCACAGTTTTATCTCGAAAAAGGTATCGCATCGTCAACCTTCTACTATTTTATGGATAAATACCCCGTATTAAAAAACGCGGCTAAATGCGCCAGAGAGTTAATAGGTAACCGCAGAGAAATAGGAGGCCTTTTAAATAAGCTTAATCCCTCTATCGTTATGTCACAAATGCCTAAGTACGATGAGTCATGGATGGATCTAGAGAAAAAACGCGCTGAAATTAAAGCGAAGGCCTTAGAAAAAGTTAATCCAGATATCAAATACGTAATAGCAGTAGAAGACTTTAGCGATAAAACTAACAACAAGGAGCAACCAAAATGAACATAGACGTAATTGTTTTAATACTAACTACTATCAACTCTGCAGTTTTGTTATGTCTGTTAATAGGAAAAATGAGAGAGTAAAATGAATGAAGACAAAGAGGACGTTTTAACCTACATCCAAGAAGCACTTGAAAGAATATCATGTTCGCTTGCTGGGATAAATGGGACACTGGATAGAATCTTTGTTGAAGTAATGAACGAGAAAAAAGAAGAAGAACGCATAGCAAGAGAGAGCGTTCAAAGCTTAAAACATGAGGAAAATACATGAAAGAAAAGTTAGCTGAAAAGTTCGTTGAAGGTCTTGATAGGGGTTTTAGTTTTGACATTGGTAACGTTAGTGCTGACGTAGCAAGGTATTACTTTGACCTTAAGCGCTTTCAGATGATAATCTCGTATATATTCCAGGGTGTTATGGCCTGCGTAATCCTTGGAACGATAATTGCCTTATCGGTGATGTACATCAGATCCATCAGGAGAAATTCGTTGGCGAAACGCGAAGAAGCGCTGGAGGAGATAGCCAATCAACGTGAAGTGTTTAGGAAACATATGGCGCGTGAGGTTAGAAAAGCCGCAAAGAAAGAGACCGACGAACTTCGCAAAGACGTACAGCGCACCACTGACGCAGCCTTTGAGCAGCTTACCCAGTACAATAAAAAAGTACTTGAGGAAAAGCACAAGGAAAAATAGTTGGATATAGACGGGCTAATTGTGTTACTTCTCGCAGCACAGTTCAAGATAGGTATTTACGTTTTCTGGAAGCTTTGTAAAAGATTAGACAAAATTGAGCGTGATAACGTTGCGATCAAAAAATCCATAATGGTATTGCACAAGGAAGAGTTTAAAGAACTTAGGGACTCACTTAATCGAATCAACATAAATATGCTACAGCAACAAACTGATTCTATAGGAAATGAAATAATTGATGCGCAAGCGGCAAAAATAGAGGATGATCTATGGCTAAAAGGAGAGACGGAGTAGAGGACGCCATAAGGCGTATGGACTACTTAGCTTTAAAGCTCATAAATCTAGATGACGCACAGTTTGTAAAAAGCGTTTTTGATATAAACAAGTTAAGAGAATATGAGCGCGTTCCTGAAGATATAGCTAACAGAGTAGCTGATATCTTCGAAGAAAGACTCAAGGAACTTGAGGAAATAGAAGAAGAATACAACGAGGCTTAAGGAGAATAATGGACAACTTTAGTTCACTGTTGGCAGCGGGGCATAGGGGAGCGGATGCATTAAAATCGTACGTAGATCTACAGTGGATAGTGTTTTATGCGATAGTAGCGTTTGCAGCGCTTTCAATGATATCTGTGTTTATATATACGCTTTCACGTGTTTTTGGAAAACTTAGGTTTAATCGCAAGCAGGAAAGGCTTCATCGTGAGCTACGTGCTCAGATAGAAGAAAGAGACGACCTTCTCCAGGCATCAGAAAAGAAGCAGCAGCACATGCGTAATATGATGTCTAATCTTCAGGACAGAATAGACGTCTTAGATAACAAGCTATATCGCGTAGACGCTTTAAATATTTCTATAGACGAACTTAAGGGAACTTCTTCTATGGTCATGGATGAGGTAAGAAAGCTTGGCGAAAGCAGTGGGAAGGCTAAGAAGAAGGTTGGAAGGCCAAAAAAAAGGCGCGACATGAAAAAAGCACCAAAGAAAGTAGGTAACGGTTAAAGAGGATAAATAATGGCACGAATAATTAAAGATTTTGAACGAGCTAAGCAGATATACGATTCGATTAATAACTTTGAAGATATTCAGTGGCTTTTTGATTATTTAGACGACGTAGACGATGAATTAAAAGGAATGAAAAGCACTGCGTTTTTTAAGGCTGCCTATGCAAATCAGGAGGATGAAGAATCTAGGGAGGCTATGAAGGAATGTCTTATTATTAGCATGGCTGGACTTGACCATGCATTAGAGTTTCCCAAGCTAGCCTCGAGATGCGACCGCAAGACTGCTCAAGAGGTAACTGACGAGCTTAGTAGTTATGAAATCTTTTTGGAGAGTTCGTCTGGGCATTCTTATGAGGGATGGAAGAAAGAGATAGAAAAACTTTAAGATGGATCACCCCGTAGAAGTAAAAATTGCTCTTAATAAGTTTAGGCCTAGAGATTATCAGCGTCCTATTTTTAAGGCCTTTTTTGAAGATAAGTTTAGAAGGCTAGTAATTGTTATGTGTAGGCGTGCTGGAAAAGATCTGTGTACGTGGAACATAGTAATTAGGGAGGCTGCCACAAGGCCAGGAGTATATTACGTCGTATATCCCACATATGCTCAGGGCAAGAAAATACTGTGGTCGTCTGTAACTATATCAGGCATCCGTTTTTTGGATTATATACCCTACCAGCTTATTGATGGCTTAAACTCTCAGGAGATGAAAGTTACGCTTACTAATGGTTCAATTATTCAAATAATCGGTTCTGACAATCCTGATAGAATAGTAGGTACTAACCCCCAGGGCGTAGTATTCTCGGAATATGCGCTACAAAATCCAAGGATTTACGCCCTGATGTCTCCAATTCTTGCAGCTAATAAGGGATGGGCAATATTTCAATCTACACCCAGAGGACGCAATCATTTCTGGGATTTATACCAGCTTGCATTGAATTCGCCTGACTGGTGGACATGCAAGCTGGGTCTAAACGAAACACGGCACATAGATCCAGCTGAGATAGACAGAGAAATATCTGAAGGGCTAATGTCCCCTGATCTTGTTCAGCAAGAATATTACGTTAGTTTTGATGCTGGTGTCGAAGGCTCGTATTACTGTAAGTACATAGATAGAATGCGTTTGAACAACCAGCTAAGCATTGTGCCTTGGGAAGCTGGATTTAAGGTGCATACTGCGTGGGATATAGGGGTAAGGGACTCAACCTCAATAATCTTTTTTCAGACTATAGGTCAAACTGTTCGCATAATTGATTATTACGAGAAGAATAAAGAGGGTCTTGAGCATTATGTTGGCTATGTATTATCAAAGCCTTATACGTATGGTACCCACATAGCTCCACATGATATTAAGGTAAAAGAATTTGGCTCTGGGATGACTAGAATAGAAAAGGCAAAACAGCTTGGTATTAAATTCACTGTAGCGCCCAATATTTCTATCATGGATGGTATAGAATCTGTGCGTTCTGCTTTTAGTAAAATATGGATTGATGAGGAACGGTGTGCCACACTTATTAGATCATTGGAGAATTACAGGCAAGAATATGACTCAAAAAGGCAGGTTTACAAAGATGTTCCGCTTCATGATAAACATAGTCATGCTGCGGACTGCATGAGATACATGTGTATATCGCTTCCAAAGACGCGTGATGGCCTGTCGTCAGAAGAACTTGAGAAGATGCGAAATGAGGCTGTGTATGGGGTTGATTCGTCAATCCCGGCGTTTTTTAGGTCTAATAAAAGGTTCTAGGAGTGTATTATGCAAAGAAAGAAATTTGCTGCCGTTTTGTTCTGTATAGTAAGTACAGCTTTTATGGTTTCTTGTTTAAAAAAAACTGCGTCAGGGGCCGCGACGGGTGTAATGAGCGGCCTAAAAACTGTTGCCCTTTGTGTGGGTGCAATATTCAAAAGTTTTAACCCAAGGCGTCACCGTCGACATATTCACGTTGAAAATACTTCAGAAGAAATGTCTCTTCCCCAGGTTCCTACAACAGATGAACCTGTAGCTCAAGATAAAACCATTGTTAAACGCGCAGAAAGTAAATAAGTGAAATTGGGCTCGCTTCTTGGATTCTTGTGTGCGATAGCTTTTGTTGCAACATTGATAATTAGTACTCCTAGAGAAAAAGAAGTATTGATTAGCGCAACTAAAAAGATCATAAATGTTGTGGAATCAAATTTGGTTGTTTTATGGTACAAATTTCGAGGAATTGAGCCCTTTTATATTGAGGAAGGAGAAGACCCCTTTAAGGGCTCCCGGGAGATTGAGCCTTCTGAGGGAAATGAATTTATCTAATTCTAATATTCAATTCATGTACAAATGATTGTGTGGTTGTGTATTATTGAAAGGTATGAGTAACCTATTACAAAGGAAGTAGAAAGATGCTCTTTCCCGAATTAGGCCCTCAGTTCTATGAGGAAAACGATAATTCTCTTCTCGCTAGAATGTCTACCTTCTACAAAGACAGCATCACGATTAACCAGTCCTTTTGGGAAGAAGCAGATATTGATACAAGATTTGAGGCAGGCGACCAATCGCTGTGGACGGACATGTATGGACTTATTCCACATAATCGTCGCAAGCAATTTAATTTCAACAGGATACGTCGCGTTGTTAATATGATTTCAGGCTGGCAACGACAGAATAGAAAGTCGACAATTGTTACGCCAGTTGAGAACGGCGATTCAGAAACGTCAGATCAATTTTCTAAAATACTTATGTGGATCAATCAACGTGAGGGTGTTTTGGAAACTATTTCCGAAGCGTTTCATGGTTCTTTGGTTACGGGGATGAATCTATTACAGCTTTGGGTTGATTACAGAGCGGACCCTGTTTCTGGTTCTATAAAAGTAGACAATTGTGCTCACAATGCGTTCTTGATTGATCCCTTTTTTAGGAAGAAAGATCTTTCTGATTGCAACGCCATCTGGAAGCGTTCATATTTAACGCGTAGGGACGTTATGTCTCTTCTTCCAGATCATAAAGATTTAATTATGTCTCTTCCCGCTAAGGACGATCGTGATGGCAAATTCAACTATATGCCAGAAAGCTTTAATGTTGGTACAAAGAATTTGCTTATGTATGACGAGTTCTATTACAGAGATTATAGAAAACAGAAGATGCTGATAGATACCGTTACTGGTGAGACAATGGAATGGACGAGTCCTGATAAAGAAAAGTTAAAAGAATATTTAAGATTTTATCCGCAAGTCACGGTTACTGAGTGTGAGATACCAACCGTTAAGATGGCTGTAGTGGTTCAGGGTAAAGTTATGTATGACGGCCCTAATCCGATTGGGACTGATAGATATCCATTTGTTCCTGTTTTTGGGTATTATAATCCTCAAATGTCAGATTACCCATGGAGGATACAGGGAGTCGTCCGGGGCCTCCGCGATTCCCAGTATCTATATAATCGAAGAAAAGTTATTGAGTTAGACATCCTTGAAAGTCAAATCAACTCCGGATTTAAATATAAGATCGATTCTCTAGTCAACCCTAAGGATGTCTTTCTCTCTGGTCAGGGAAGAGGTCTTGCTTTAAAGCAAGATGCTCAGATGACAGATGTTGAGCAAATTCTACCTCCTCAGATTCCTCCTTCAATGATTCAGTTATCAGAGATTCTTGGTCGAGAGATTCAGGAAATATCTGGTGTTAATGAAGAGCTGTTGGGATCAGCTACGGATGATAAGGCGGGAATCCTTTCGATGTTGCGTCAGGGGGCTGGCCTAACCACCTTGCAGATACTGTTTGATCAGTTAGACAGATCGCAGAAGTTACTTGGAAGTCTGATGCTTGATGTAGTTCAATCTAATTTTACCCCTGGCAAGGTTGCAAAGATAATAGAAGATGAGCCTACGGCACAGTTCTATAACAAAGCGTTTGGCAAATATGACGCAGCCGTCGAGGAGGGTATAAATACTACAACGCAAAGACAGATGCAGTTTGCCCAGCTTTTACATTTAAGAGAAGCTGGAATAGAGATACCAGATAGTGCTTTACTTGAAGCGTCTACTATTCAAAACAAAAAAGATCTTATAGATACAATTGAGTATCAAACTCAGCAAACGCAGAAGCTTCAGCAGTCACAGATGGAAATGGAGATGGAGCAAACGAAGGCTAATATTGAGCTTGCAAGGGCTAGAACTGTAGCTGACCAGGGTCTTGGTGTTGAAAGATTTAGTCGAGTACGTGAAAACGAAGCACTTGCTGTTGAGAGAAGGGCTGAAGCTGAAAAAGACCAGGCTACGGGCATTCTCAATATCGTAAAGGCGTTAAAAGAAATAGAATCAATTGACATTGCCCAGTTAGAAAAATTAGTCTCCTTGTCTAGGATTCTTTCTGCAAAAGAAAAGGTTTCAGAAGGAGAAGAAGCATTGGGACCTGTTGCTAATGCGATGCAACGAGCCCAAGAATCAACAAGGCAAACAGCTGAGTTAGGTTAGAGGTATTTTACCTTGACGCTTAGCTGCCCAAGAGGAAGTTATATGTATAAAATATATACTTTTTCACCATTATACGTTTTGGGCGGCGAAAGCGTCAGTTACCGGAAAGGGCTTGAAATGGCCAAAAAGCGTTACTACGACAAAATGAGAGAGGCAACAGAAGGAGGAATGATTGCCGGTCCTGTAGGACAAGCAATGATGCCTCAGAATGTGATCATGAAGAATTATCCTAAAGATGGCTCTTATCTTCCCGAAGATATCAATGATGGTTTAACAGGGATTGATAAGCAGATATCTGCAGCTAAATCAGACATAAAAAAACAGTTGTCTCCAACAAAGTATTGATAGTCTTTATTGCTACTATTACTACTCTGGTATTGGGAATGCCATAACGGTACTCCCAATACCGTTAAAGGAAATAAGATGCCAGTTAATATAAGAAAAGATGGGCTTGGTAAAAAGATTGCAGCAAATATTTTAGGCCCTCCAAGGGGTGGTTTAACCGATTCATTTGGAAACAGTAAACGTTTTGTTCCTAGAAGGGAGAGAAAAGATGCAGAAGCGCTCTATCAAGAAAGGCTCGAAGGCGAAAAAATCAACGGTCTCCAAAAAGCGGGCTATCGCTGGTAAGAAGAAAGTCACTGTTGCTAAAGGCGTTAAAATAACCAAAGCCAAAGAAAAAAAGTTAGAGAAGAAGGCCGGCTCGTCTAATGTTGGTGAATACAAAAAAGTTTCTCCAAAAGAGTTTGCCGGAGCAGCTGGCGGCGCTTCAAAGTACTCCTATCCAATAAATACGCGCAAAAGAGCCATTGCTGCGTTAGCGTATGCACGCAATGCCCCTAACCCTGAGGGAATTCGCAAGAAGGTTTATGCTAAATATCCCGATCTTAATCCTAAGAACAAAAAGAAGGGAAAGAAGTAATGGCAAAGAAAAAAAGCTGTCCTAAGACTAAAAAAGGCAAGCTTAAAAAAGTAAAAAAAGTCATGGAAGAGTTTAAAGAAGGAAAGCTTGATATAGGTAAAAGCAAAAAAAAGGTTAAAACGCGTAAGCAGGCTATAGCAATAGCTCTTTCAGAGGCCGGTTTGTCAAAAAAGAAAAAAAAGCTTAAAAAGAAAAAGAAGTGATTATGGAAGAAAAAGATATTCCAGAGCCCACCGATAGCATCCAAGAGGAAAAGGAGACTCCCGATAGCGAAGATTCTCAGAATGTAGTTGCTGAGAGCAAAGAAGAAAGGGCTTCTTTAATGTTTATTAGGATATGTCGTATGATTTTAAGGCTTTTTGAGCGTTGGTTTATGAAAGCCCGACAAAGGCGCCTAGCAAAGAGGATGAATTCAAAGAAATAGGAGAGGAATGAGAGGAAGTGAAGCGTGCGACAAAAAAGATGGTGTTAAACGCAAAAATGTTGGCGAGCTGTCATTAGAGTTATCAAAGAAAGAACCTGCAAAGCATACAGCTATTGATCAGATGAGAGAGCAGCTCAAAGATTACGAGAAGAATATTCATGAGTGTGTGAAGTCTAATCTTGGAAAATTTGATGGCGACTTTTACGTTGTATGTCTTACAAAAAAAGAGCGCTTGATGCAAAATGTGTTAAGAGGCTATTTCTTTGCACGTCAATCATGTCCTACTCCGGACTATGATCAAGCTGTTTATAGGTATGTTCGAGCTGATAACAGGTTAGACTTTTTATGGGTCATTCCCGACGCAGCTGCAGTTAATTTCATGAAGAACAATCCGAACTCAGTTGACCCAGATAGGTACGCACTCCTTGGATTTGTATTACAATTTGCAGACGGATCTCTTTTAAGGCTTGCCAAAAAACTAAATTCTGAAAAGAGAGATTCTAATCTGTTAGAAAGGTAGAGATGGAAGAAAACCTACATGAAGAAACAATAAACACCGAGCAAGAACAGCCTATTGAAGAGCAAAAACACACGCAAAATTCTACAGAAGTAAATATTGTAAAATTGCGCGAGGCAAAAGAGAAAGCTGAAAGAGAACGTGCAGAGCTAGCCGCCAGAGTTGAAGAGCTTCAAAAGCAAAATGTAACGCCTGGTCCAGATCAAGAAGAAATCCAAGATTATGGCGACGAAGACTTTGTTGAGGGAAAGCATCTTAAAAGTGAGATAGATAGGGTTAAAAAACAATTAGAGGCTTATAAAGCGCAACAAGCTACTATAAGCGATGAAGCTCGCCTTAAGCAGGCCTATAGTGATTTCGATAGCGTTGTTAACAAAGACAATCTGGCCAAGCTAAAGGAAATGGACCCTGAAACAGCTGAAACTATAGCCCTGTCACAAGCCTCCTTATATACCAGAGGAGCTGCTGCATATAAAAGAATTAAAGAATTAAACCTCATAGTTCAAGACAATCATCAACAAGACAGAGCAAGGGCTGAGGGTAATGTAGCCAAGCCAAGGCCAATGAATAGTGTTTCACCGCAACAAGGAGATAGTCCTTTATCTATGGCGAATGCATTTGCTAACGGACTTACTCCAGAGCTTAAAAGACAGCTATTGAAAGAAATGCAAGAAGCGTCTAAAAAACTTTAGGAAGGCACCCCCCTTTCTACGTGGTTGCGCATGTGAACTTGGCTTATCTATCTCCTCTTTCCATGCGCAATCTTTTTTTAATAATTGCATATCGCTTGTACGCATAGTTATACTAAATATGCGTAAGAGGTTTCGCACCCTCAGCCAGGACGTAAGGGATTCGTCAACCCACGACGTAAGAGACTCGTCAACTCACTTGTAGTTGTTTTTGCACTGTATAGTGTGAAATATTTTAGTTTTAACCATTAAGGAAAACTTATGGCTATTACAACAACAAGTGTCTTGCCAGCCCCGGTTCAACAGAGCTTTTCAATGAAGCTTCTTTCTGTGCCGGTTCCTAGTATGATCCACAAAATTCCTGCAGTTTTAAAAACTATGCCGGCTAAAGGTGGAACAACGCTTAGGATGCGCAGATACAATCCGCTGGATACCGCTATGGTCCCACTTGGGAATACAGGCGTAACACCTCCAGCACAACAGCTAACAGCTGTAAATATCGATGCAGAAATGTCTTTTTATGGAACATATATTCAATTGAACGAGCAAGTAACGCTCCAATCGCAAGATCCAGTTTTAAATGAAGCAGCAAAAAGACTTGGTACTTCACTTAGGCAAACTGAAGACCAATTGACAAGAGACATGCTTGCATCGACGGCTTCGTTCATCAACTGTACAGGCGGTGTAAATGGAGACAATCCAACTGAAATCACAAGGTCAGATGTTGACACTGTCGTTCGAACCCTTATATCTGCAGATGCATATACAATCACAGATAACATTGAAGGTGAGAACAAGTTCGGTACGGCTCCTATTCGCGATGCATATTTTGCATTGTGTAATTCAAATCTTACTGGCGAATTAGATGCTGTTTCTGGTTTTATTAGTAAGAACCAGTATCCATCGCCTATGAATGAGATAAGAGCTGAATGGGGTGCAATTGGCAATCTTAGATTCTTGGTTTCCTCAGTTGGTTCTGTATCTGAATCTGCCTCTAATCTTGGCGAAGATATTTATAATATCTTCTGTGTTGGTATGGAAGCTTATGCTTGTATTGAACAGGATCAATATTCTGCTCAATTCATCTATCGTCCGCCTATCTACGACGGACCGCTCGCACTTAATGCTTCTGTTGGATATAAGTTTGCTGAAGTTCCTCGCATCTTGAATGATGAGTGGATCATCAACTTACGAACAACACTATCCTAAGAAAGGAGTAAATAATGGCTTACAACACAATAATTCAACAAGGTGCATTTACATCCGACGGAAATGACAAAATCATCCCACTCAGATCAGATGTAGACTGGGTAGATGTTTGGAATCTAACCAATATTGCTGCTTCCACACAGTGGGCAGGTTGCACATGGCATTGGCAACGTGAAATGGCTGCAAATGATGCAGTAACCGAGTTTCATGCTGCAGCTTCACAAGCACTTTCAATGTCAACATGCGCAATTGGTTATAACGGTGCTACCTATAATGGTGTGCGCCTTATAGATTCATCTGACAGAACTCCAGGAAGTGCTGTTGCGGTAACGGCTGGAACCAATGCAACACAGCCTGTTTACAGCACCGCTGATACAGGAACAATGGCCGATGGTGCTGTTGTACGTATTAGCAACACAGCTCATGACAACATAGATGGCTTGGACTTCACTGTTGATACAGTTACGGCAGACACCAGCTTTAGGCTTGCTAACACATTAGCGACTGCTCCTGGCGTTATTGCTGGTACTGGTTACTACAGAATTGTTGCTCCTAATACAACCGTTTACAACATGTTCTATCCACGCAAACGTGTAATTGCGAATATTACACAAGCAGCAGCTGGTGTGGTTACAACATTAGTTGATCATGGATATACAACAGGACAATTAGTAAGGATGAGTGTTCCATCAACATGTGGAATGACGGAACTCGATGGACAACTTGTTACAGTAACTTATGTTTCTGCATCAACGTTCTCTATCAATGTTGATACAACTGGTTACACAGCGTTTAATTTCCCACTTCCTGCAATTTCGCCGTTTACACCAGCACAGGTAACCCCTGTCGGTGAAACTGCGAATTTGACGTATGCAAATACCCTAGATGATGCAATGCTTAATACAGCATTTATTGGCATGATTCTTGGTGCAGGTAGCAGTGCTGCAGTTAGACTCGGTAGTGCTGGCGGAACAGACGGAGACGTTATTAAGTGGGTTGCAGGTAAATCGTTTGCAACAGATATAGCTTAGTAATAACACTTTAGAGGGGGAAAATTCTCCCTCTAAAGAAACAAAGGAGTAAGATGGAAGAAAAACAGACAACAACAATAATAAACAAGAGCCCGAAGAAGAGCTTGAAGTTTCAAAAAGACAAAGACAATGAGCTGGTTAAAGGGATATTTCGATTTCATGAAGTTCCCGGAGGAGTAATGAAGTTTGTTTTCTCTCAATATAAAGGAGAGCAGCCAAAAAAGTATGAACTTAGAGATGGCGAGGTTTATACAATTCCTTTAGGAGTAGCAAAACATTTAAATAAGAATTGTTGGTATCCGGTCCATGAGCATGCCATGGATCTTGGCGGCAATAGCATCTACAAAGTAGGAGAAAAAAAGAGGCGATGCAGCTTTCAGAGTCTGGAATTTATTGATCCAGATGATTTTTCTACCGTTGATCCAACAATCTTAACGGCTGAAAAGGTATAATTGGATGCCTGTGTATTTATTTAAAGTTAAAAAATAGGAGTAGATAATGGCATCGATAGACTCAACGCTTTCTACGCTTACGGATATAAGGACAAAAATACGCAGGCTAACCCGTAGCCCATCTTCTTCACAATTAACTGATGATCAGATTGATGATTACGTAAACACATTTGTTCTGTACGATTTTCCAGAATTTACAGTTGATAGTAAGCTTGTCTTTTTTTTGGTTCCAAATGTAGACGTTTATGATACTAATACAACAAACGAAGATGATCCCCTCTACAATTTCAAGAATGTATATCTTAGCGTTCAAAATCCTGTATATGTTGCCGGACAAGAAGTAGAACTTTCTCAATCAAGGGCTCAGTTTTTTAGAGAGTTTACGCAGTATGAAGCTTTAGAGACAATAGGGACTGGAGATAATGTAACTGTGGCTTATTCGGGTTCCCTCTCTGCTTTTCCTGTGTTAGCAAATACAGTTACATTTAGCTCCGTTGATAGTGATGGAGAAGGAATTATTCTAAAAGATGTTCCACGTCTTGATGGTGTAACTGGAATACAAACCCAAACGGGAGACCTTGTTACGCCAAACGATACAACGAGTATGGGAACAATAAATTATTTAACAGGGATATATTCATTTACGTTTCCAACGGCCCCCGGAACAGGCGAGGACGTTATATCCCAGGCCTACCCGTATACTTCTGCGCGTCCTAGAGCTGTAATGTTTGAGGACCATAAGTTTACTTTTAGGCCGGTGCCCGACAAAACCTATAGAGTTGAAGTTGATGCCTTTAAGCGTCCTACGGAACTTCTTAATAGTACAGATCTGCCAGACATTGCTCAGTGGTGGCAATATATTGCTTATGGAGCAGCGAAAAAAGTGTTTGAAGATAGAATGGACGTTGAAAGCATTCAGGCAATTATGCCAGAATTTTTAAGACAAAGATCTTTGGTATTACAGAAATTGGTTGTACAACAATCAAGTGAGAGAACCGCCACAATTTATACAGAAAGAGGTTCTGGATTTTATGTGGACAAAGACACTTTTTAATACATTTGTAGATTTCCTACCCCGTTTGCTGATAATCATACTTTGTATTCATTTAATTTTACAACTTCAAAAAAGTCGATGGAGAAAGTAATGCACTTAAAAAATACTTACATTACGCATTTTATAGAAAGGAGGGTATATGGCCTATAAGGGAAATGTTCCGCAGCCAACACATAAACTTTCACAATCACAAGACGATCTTCTTAATAATTTTTCTACATTACTTACGGCATTTGATATTAACCATGTCACGTTCGATTCCTCAGATGAAGGAAAACATGCTTTTATAGAGTTCCCAGTTCAGTCACCGGTTCCAACAACAGGCGCTGGTGAAGTTGGCTTGTATTGCCAAACATCTGCCCTTACTGGAAATCCTGAATTAGTCTTCTCCCATGAAAGTGCTGGATCTACATATGAATTTACTTCCGCTGTTAAAGCTGAAACTGGATACGCAATTTTGCCGTCAGGTATAATCATGAAATGGGGATCAGGAACAGCTAACTCAAACACAACAACAGTTGCTACATTTGCTGCTGGTGCAGGAGTTCCTGTGTTTACAACTGTTTATAATGTTAGCGTCACAAGAGAGGGAACAACCGGCGATACCGGAGTTCTCTATTATGAAAGTTTTACAACAACAAACATTACTGTTTTTAATACGGCGGATGCTAGTAAGAAATTCTACTATACAGTTATAGGGGTTTAATAATGTATGATCGTTTTCTTATTGCTCCCATGAAAACAGGGCTTGTTACTGATGTCACCGCATGGCAAATCCCTGAGGACGCATTTGCTCGCCTAAGAAATGCTTATGTACATAAAGGAATAGTAAGAAAGCGGTTTGGTTCAGAGCTCATGGGAGGAACAAATGCGTCCTCTATCCTTGATCAGTTAAATTCTAGACTAAGAGTAGAGGTTGACACTACAGACGGTGCTGGAGCTGCTTCTGGTACTGCTCCAGGCGTAATATTTGAACCTGGCCAAATATTTTCAATTGGTGATGAAATATTTACTGTAACTGAATTCGGGACACCATCTGTAATGATAACAACTGGCTCTTCAACTACATCAACTTTTAATACAACAACAGGAGCTTATGTGTTTGCTGGTGCAGCAGCTAGTGAGTCTGTATATTATTATCCATCTCACCCTGTTATGGGATTAACATATTATGAAGAAAATAAGGTTGTTAGTAATCCAACGTATGCATTCGATATTCAGTTCATTTATAGGTTTACAGGATCTGCTTGGAGGCGAGACGGAAATATTACCTTGCAGGGAGACAACTCGCAGTTTTTTTGGACAGCTAACTGGACGGGAAGAACGCTTGACGAGACAGCTTTATTTATAACTAATTTTAACGCTACGGTTGGAACCCCAGGAGCAAACGATGATCCAATGTATGCATACAGAAATGGTACATGGGCAGAGTTTAGGCCTGTTTTTAATGTTGCAGCTAATCTTTCTGACGGATACGTACAGACAGCAAAGATAATTTTGCCGTTTAAAGACAGATTGATTCTATTAAACACAATAGAAAGAGATGTTACTGCTGGAACAAATTCTGAGCACGTTAATCGGTGCAGATTTTCTCACAACGGCACTCCATTTCCCGCCGACGTGCCAGATAACGTCGCTTCAGCAGTCTCCAATGCTTGGCTAGAGGGAAGCCTTACTTGGACTATAGGTGGAACTACTAGAAAGTCTGATGGAGCTGGCTTTATAGACGCTCCTACAGAAGAAGAAATAGAATCTGCAGAATTCATCAAGGATCGCCTCATTGTTTATTTTGAGAGAAGTACGTGGGAATTGGCATACACAGGAAACCAAGTTCAGCCATTTGTATGGCAGAAGATTAATACTGAACTTGGTTCGAAGTCTTTAAGGTCACCGGTTCCGTTCGATAAAGCTGTATTCGCTGTAGGAAGAACGGCAATTCATGGTTGTTCTGGTGCTAACGTTACAAAGATTAATGAAGAGATTTCTGATCAAGTTTTTGAAATAAGAAATAGCGACGAGGGGTTGCAACGAGTTTGTGGTATAAGAGATTATTTTACTGAAATGGTATATTGGTCATTCCCTTCAGTAAACGCTAATGAAGACTCTAGTGTGTTTCCTGACAAGGTACTTATGTATAACTATATAGGTGATGCATGGGGGATAGCCGATGATACTATTACAGCATTTGGATATTATGAAGAGCAAGAAGAAGCAACCTGGGAATCAACAGAGCTTACATGGGCAGAAGCAAATTTTGCGTGGGATAGTGGTACAAAGCAGACAAAATATAGACAAATTATAGCAGGAAATCAGCACGGATTCATTTTTATATGTGATTCAACAATTTCAACCAATGAGGCTGTTTTGCAAATAACCGATATTGAAACTGTTGGGTCTGAGGTCCGTGCAACTATAATTAAACATACACTTAACGATGATAGCTATATCAGAATAATTGACCTAGAGGGGGCAACTTTAACTGGATCAGGAATATATGCCATTAGCGTAATAGACTCGGATACAGTCAGATTGCTAGATACTGTTTTGAGCGGGACATATAAGGGAGGCGGTCGCGCAGCGCGGGTTTCGCAGATTGACATACTTTCAAAGCAATGGAACTTCTACATAGATAAAGGAAAGAACTTCTATCTGGCTAAGATAGACTTTGCTGTACAGAAAACTTCTGCTGGTGAAATAACGGTAGATTATTATCCATCTGCAACGCAGCTATCTATGATTCAAAGTGGTCAGGCTACCGGCGCTATTCTTGGCGATAATAATCTGCAGACTTATCCATTTGAGCTTTATCCGCTAGAAAACTCGCAGACTAGGCTATGGCATCCAGTGTATTTTCAGACAGAAGGCGAATGTGTGCAAATAAGAATCTATCTTGATGATGCACAGATGAAGGATCCTGATATATCAGCGGCTGATTTTCAACTTGAGGGAATGGTCGTTTCTGCTTCTCCAACTTCTGAAAGGCTTCAGTAATGGCACAGGGAATAAATGCCGGTTCATTTGTACCAACTACTTTTGTTTGGGACGCAGCAGAGCTGCAGGATCTTGATGTTAAAAGTGAACGATTTAAAGAACTTCTAGTTAGGCTTTACCAGAATCTTAATCTCATGCAATTAAATTTGAACATTAAGGATTCTGCATATTACGATACAAATGAATTTGTTAATGGTCAGGTTTTTCCACCTAGCTCAACTGTGCCGTCTTCTAGTACTCAGGCAATTAATAGGCGCCAGGTGTTTAGAAAGATGATTAATTTTGGCGCATTGCCTAACACCGCAACCAAGAATGTTGCTCATGGGATAGATGTAACTACTGGGTTTTCATTTACAAGAATTTATGGGTGTGCAACTGATACAACAAACCGTGTAGCCACGCCAATACCTAATGCTAACAGTGATATACGAATAACAGTTACGGCGACTAATGTTGTAATTACAACCTCAGCAAATTACGCTTCATATGATACTACTTATGTGATATTGGAATATTTGAAACAATAATAAGGAGACAATATGGGTTTTTTTAGATCGCTTGGACGTATGTTTACTGGAAGAAAGCCAAAAGTAGAGCAAATTCAAAGATTTACCGAGCCCCAGCAGGCAGCCTTAAGTCAACTCTTGTCTCAAGGAATGAGAGATGTTGATCCTGCTTTATTGGAAAAAAAATATAGAGGGCAATTTGAGAGAGAAACGGTACCAGGCTTAGCAGAAAGGTTTACTGCTATGGGAGGTGGGCAGCGATCATCGGCCTTTGAGGAATCATTAAGACGAGGTGGTTTGGATTTGGCTGAACAGCTTGCAGGACTACGCGCACAAACTGGAATGCAAAAATTAGGGTTAGGCCTACAGCCTCAATTTGATACAGTTATGACACCAGGTTCACCGGGTCTTTTGCAGGGATTAATGGGCGGTGTAACCGGGGTTCTCGCCGGTGGTTTAGGAAGCAGGCTTGGAGGAATGTTAGGTTTAGGAAGGCAAATGGCTCCTCGATCTTATGTGCCTCCAAAAGGCGCTTATTTACCTGGTCAACCACGAGGAATTAGGAAGGGAATAAGCCCAGTGTTGCTCAAGATTTTAGAGGGTATTCAATTATAAGGAAGTAATATGGCAGTTTATTTTGCACCTCCTCCTGCTGGCGGCTCTGCGGGTATAGGCGCGTCAATTGGTGAAAGCCTCTCGAAGACATTACAAATGTTGGCTCAGAGCAAGATGCTTCAGCAGCAACAGCAACAAATGATGAGAATGCAAGAGCAAGCTCAGCAAAGAAAAGCCTTTGATGTTTCTCGGGGTTTAGCGGCGATGGGGGTCCCTGATGAAATTTCGCAGCAAATATCTTTCATGCCAGAAAGCCAGCAAAATTTGTTTTTAAAGCAGTTTTTCGGATCCGAGGCCTTTGGAGCAGGCGAAAGTGGAATGACAGGAGAATTAGAGGAGGGACTTCAAACGATTGATGCAGCAAAGGGACTAGAGGACTTGCTTGGGCCACGAAGGCCGGTTGTAGCAGAAGAAGTTGAAGCCGAAGGTATTGTAGAACCAACCGCGGTTGGGGAAGCTCCAGAGCCAGATTATGGTGCGCTTACAAAACAGATACAGGCCAAGGTAGATACATTGTCTCCGGAAGACAGAAAAGCTCTTAAGAGTGAAATTGAGCGTATTAAGACTGAAGTTGCTCCTAAGGCAGAAGAGGCTATTCCTGCAGAGGCTAGTAGAGAAGCAAAGCCTGGTTATAGGTTGCAAGCTAAGCCAGCCGCGAAAAAATCTTTTAAGGAACTGTTAGCAACTCCTAGGCCCACGGCTGCAGATCGTAAAAGAGCTGAAGATTTGGCTATGAAAAAGGAGACGATGTCGCTTGCACGCCAGAAAGAAATAAATAAAGATACAAAGTCATACTTTGATGAAACAATGAAGTCTGGAAAAGCTGCACGAGAAAATGACATGCGGCTTAAGAGAATGTCTGCTTTGCTTAAAAAGGGAAAGCTAACAAGTCCTGCATTCTATAATATATTAAATACAATAGATAAAGGTCTTTTTGGGTTTGGTGTTAACTTGAAGTTCTTAATGAACCCTGATTCTCAAGAATTTGAAAAGCTGTCTACAGATTTTACAAAGAATGCAAAAGATATATTTGGATCTCGTGTTACGCAGAGTGAAATACAATTATTTTTAAAAACTATTCCTACTTTGTCTCAAACAGATGCTGGAAAAAGGCGAGTAATAAGAAACTGGAAGATGCTTAATGAGGCCGGAAAGCTTAAAAAGAAAGCAATGTTAGAAATAATTGAAATGAATGGAGGCCAACGACCAGCAGGGCTACAGGTTCTTGTTGAAAAGAAGGTTGGACCAAAATTAGATCAACTCGCACGTCAATTTGCTGGAAAAAAGAAGGAAAAGAAGGCTAAGGATGAAGGAGTTCTCGGGACAATACTTGGTGGCATAGAAAGTGCTAGAAGATATTTGAGTCCAAGTAAGCGATAAATCCTTATTATTTAAAGCACAACTTTTTAAATATTCTTTTTAGTAGAGATTTTTTACGGCTTCCTTTTGCGAATTCGCATTCGATAACCTTTTCAAGCATGTCTCCAAAAGGCCGCTCTGATTCTTCGCCAATTTCTATATTTGATTTAATTCTTTTTTGGATATTACGATCTCTGTGTCGGTGTTTATTTGATGAATAACAACCAGTTCCAATAAAAATTAGAGCTATAAAAGCGAGTAAAGATTTATTCATTTTCGTCGTCCTCTTTTAGTTCGTTTAATAGAAATTGCATTTTCTCTTTTAGATCACGCATGCATTTTAGCGCATGATTACTTAGAATTTGCACGTATATTTGTATTGTGCTCATATTTGGATTTTTTTGGGCTATTTTGGATATCTCGTCTTGTAAAAGTTCTATGGTTACGTTGTTTCTTGGGCGTTCAATTGGAAAAGAACTTAGACTTGTAAGTAGAAGAAGGGTGGCTATAAGAACTGTTCTCACTGTAAATCCTATCTTTTTAGATTAATACATGGAACGACACTCCATATAATTATACACAAATGTCCTACTCCAATTTACCCAGGAGGAGGTTTTATTTGGAATAGGACATTTGCATTTGGGTGAGTGTTAGGCCGGAGGAGCGGCTCTAAGCCTTTCCATTTCCATTCTGGCTATTATTGCACGCGCTTTATCGTTGTAGGTATGAATAAATCTAAATCTTTCTTCAAAAGTAAATCTGTGAAATAGTGTTCTAGCCTCAGGAACTCCAATACGGATAAGCCGTACTATTTCAGCAGGATCTTCTTGGAGCAATTCGCGTACTCTGTCTCGAGGCCTTCTCATGGCAACCGAGAGAATTTTTATTGCTAAAGCTGCCAGTGTTTCATCAAGTGGCCTTGTAATAGCCATAACTCCTCGATGTACCATTCGCACTGGAGCGTTAGCTGCAGAAATAATTCTTGATATAAGGCCTCTTTCTGCGGGCGCCTCTTCAATTCCATAAGCGTTTATACTTACCGATAACATGATCGCTATAAATAATGTTTTAATCGTTTTCATAGTGTCCTTTCTTTATTCATCAGAAGAAGAATCGTCTACTGAAATTCGTCTTTTGCGACGTCTTTTTTTGCGCTTTCTTCTTTCTCGGCCCTCGTCTGAGCTATAATAACGGCTTTCCTTAAGTCTTCCTTTAAGCAATAACTTTTCCCGTATCATTTCACGCCTAGCTGCGATAATGTCTTGCTCAGCTCTTTTAATAATGGCTTCTTTTCTTTTAAGTTCCTCATGAAGTTGTTTTACGGATGCTGCAGTTTTTTTAGCATTTTCAGCAGCCGCTTCTCTTTCTTGAATTCGTTCTTTTTCTGTGGCCATCTTATCTCTGTTTTGAAGCCAATTCCTTAGCTTTAAAAATCCGTATGTTCCGCCCGCAAGCAACAATGTTGCCATAGGGTGATTTACGCACAAGGATGCAAGTCTGGCGCTTAAAGTTACTGCTGTGCTAGCCAACCAGCTTCCAGATCTAACCATCACGTCAGAGACGTATTCTCCCCCCTCTGACGTGGATGTAACTGAAGTTGTAACAGCGTTTACTGAGTTAGCTATGAATACGGACATAACCAGTGCAAATATTATTGTTTTCTTTTCCATGATATTTCCCCCAAATATTATTTATAACCTAACCAATTGTTTTATAGATATTCGTCGCGCTCATCTTCATCAAAGTAGTAATCATAATCATCGTCATCATCAAGGTCGTCCAAACCAAGACCGTCTAATTCAAAGTCAAAATACCTACTTCTTCTTCTTTGATGTCTGATCTTTGCAAGCCTTTTATTTGCTCGCTTTAGCGCTCTCATCAATAAAAGCTGTTTCTCTTCTTGCGAATGTCCCGAAAATTTGTCTTTTATGATGTCTGCGCCAGCAGCAATTAGATATGGAATAGCTACCTGTGCAACAGTTCCAAGCCCAAAAGGCAAGATTGTTGAAGCTAAAGCCGTACCAGCAATAGGTAGCGCGCCTTTGCTTAGAGCGCGTTTTCCGAGGCTATAAGCGCCTTTAAGTGCCGAGCTTCCAACTGAAGCTAGTCCCGATGTAATTGCAGATGTAATTCCTGACATTATAGATGGCGTCTCTATGACACCAGCAGCTGCTCCGGCCGATACATTATTAGTAATTACCGCAAACAACGCTATCGCTAAAATCGTTTTCTTGAAATTCTTCATGATGTCCCTTTCCTTTGCACCCCCCCAAGGGCGCGGTTAATATATACCGCAACTATAAACAGCTTAACATTGTCCATTGTCTTTGTCAACAAAAATATTAAAAGCTGCAAAAGTGCCAAAAATAACCACTTTTGAGGTTATTTTTCGAGTTTTTTGTCTATTTTCTTCTCATATTCTACGACCTCAGAAAGCCTTTTAAATATATATTTTGTTATGGTTACATTGTATTTTTTTGCTGTTTTTCGGATGTATTCCACGAGTGTTCTTGGAAGATCTACGCTTAGGCGTTCTCTTCCCAGTCTTTTTGACTTTCTCTCTTCTGGCTTCTTTCTGGTACCGCGTTCTTCAGACAAGTACAGATGAGCTGGATTTGTGCACGCAACATTTTTGCATTTGTGACGAACATATTGATTTTTTGGTATTTTGCCATGTGAAACCATCCAGGCAGCCCTATGGGCCCAAATTGTTTCGCCATAAACGAATATTCGTGGAGGGCGCTTCTTGTTCTTTATTCTTCCACTCCACGCATAGCACTCATTCTCATTCGTTATAATGCGATATTTATCAAGAGTTTCCAGGAATCTTGCTCTCCTGTATTTGTTCATATTTTTAATTTTCATGATTTCTACCTCTCTCCCTTGATTTGCTCTGAAGCCTTCGTCTTTTAAGAACCGAAAGCCCTATGGCATATTCTCTAAATTGCCGAGCCAATTCTAGTGTTTGTATGAATTTTTCACGTTTTATATCGCTAAAGCAGTCAATGCCGAGCTCTTCTATAAACAAATCCCCTATGTATGGAATAGATAAAAACTCGGCATTAATCTTCAAAAGCTGTTTTTTTGTTATTTTTCCCATAATAAACCCTTTTTCCCTTATTCTACTTACACTATAGTACTATTGTCTCTGATGTTTGTCAACAAATATTGGCAAAGGTTAGCTTTTGTGTCGTGTCATCTGATATGGTGAAAGTGATGATAAATTTTTACTCATGTTAAGGAGGAAGTTATGGCCGTAGATAGAAAGAACATAAAATTAGATACCTTTAGTCCGGATCAAACAAAGGGAATTTACAAAGACCCTATTGTTTCAAAGTCACGTGGACCGGCTACAACTGATAAGGCAGATATAGGTGCTATATGGATCGATAAGAGTACTGATACTGCATATATTCTTACTAGCATCACAGCCAATGTAGCTAACTGGGAAAACTTTACAGATGAAGTTACAACAACTGGAACAGATGGTCAGTTGTGGATAGGCGCTACAGGAGCCGCAGCGGCATGGGCTAATCTCACGTCTACGGGTGGTTCTGTTACAATCACAAATTCAGCAAATGGAATCAACCTTGAAGCGGCCGGTGTTGCAGCATTAACATCTCTTGATGGTGATACTGGAACAGCTACTCCTGTAGCAGGTGTTATTAACATTGTTGGTGGAACCAATATTACAACAGCTGGCGCAGGTCAAAATATGACAATCAATCTTGATGCTAGCCCTTCTGTTGCAGGTTCTTTAACAGCTGGTGTCGATTTAACAATGAGTTCCGGTGATTGCACAATTACTGCAGATACAGATGGCGCACAAACGATTTATTTGCATGCCAATGGCGGAACATCAGAAACAATAGAAATACACTCAGATCAGGGAACAGGTACAGATTCGGTTCATATTTACTCAGATGATGGCGGAATCACGCTTGACGCAGGCCTTGGAGCGGCTAATTCAATAATTATAGATGCATCAGATGCTGCTGGTGGCATAGATATAGACGCAGGAACAGGTGGTATCAACATTACTGCTACAAATGGCGCCATAGCGCTGGTTTCAGGAACAGGTGCAATAACAGTAGGTACAGATGCAGCTGCACATGCAGTAACAGTCGGTTCAACCAATACTACATCTGCTACAACAATTCAATCTGGTACAGGTGATTTAGCATTGACTTCGACAGATGCTGTAACGGTTGACGCTGCTGGTGTACTTGAACTTAACTCTTCTGCTGGTGTTATAGGGATTGGTAATGACGCTGTGGCTCAAAATATCAACATTGGTACTGGAGCTGCCGCTAGGACAATCACTATAGGAAATGGAACCGCGGCTACGGCTATAGATCTTAATTGTGGTACTGGTGATATAACAGTTGGTACAAACGCAACAGCTCACACAGTTACTGTTGGTTCAACAAATACAACGTCCAATGTGATAGTTCAATCAGGTACTGGTGGAATTCAGGTTACAAGTGGTGGAGCATATGCCGTAGATGCCACAGGTGCTTTAACAATCGAATCATCTGGTGGAACAATAGGGATTGGTGTTGATGCAGTAGCTCAGGATATAAACGTCGGTACAGGAGCAGCTGCTAGAACAATTACTGTAGGTAATGGAACAGGTGCTACATCAGTGGTTATTGATTCAGGAACAGGCGCAATAGACATTGGAACAAACGCAATTGCCCATACAACAACGATTGGTAATGGAACAGGCGCTTCATCCGTTGTAGTTGAAACTGGAACAGGCGCCGCATCATTTGGTGCTAATGCTGTAGCGCACACGACAACAATAGGAACAACAACAGGAGCTGCTGATACAACTATTCAATCCGGTACAGGAGGAATATCGATTGAGGCTGCTGGTATTGTAGATATGGTTCCAGCTACAGCTTCTGTTGCTGGTGTTGCACTTACTATTAACGCCAATGTTGGCGTTGGAACCTTTACTGGTCAAACAACAGCTTCGGCAGCGAGTCAGGTGTTCACAATTACAAACTCTGTGTGCACGGTTGGATCAGCAATACTTGTCTCAGCAAGTAATCTTGGTGGTAACGATGCTCAAATGACTGTTACGAGGGTAACTCCTGGTGCTGGCTCATTTACAGTTACATTAACCAATAATGGTGCAGCGGCTCTTAATGGAGACGTTATAATTACATTCTGGATTATTGCTGCATAGACTCTTCTTTCGAGGGAGCAGGGAGTTTAGATTGGCTACTTCTGGTCTGAACTCCCTTAGAAAGATAGAAGGTGTTAAGATAAAAATATATTGAATTGTTTGTTTTCAGGAGTATAAAATGTCATTAAAACCAAGAATTAGAGCGGTTACTGGGTCGTTGCTTCCTGGTGCCTCTATTCCTGCTGGTGTATATACGCCAATCAATCCTACCGGTCTACCTGAGGCATGCTTCTATGTAAAGGTTATAAATGCGTCTAGTGCCGAATTTTTTATATCATACGATTATCCAGTAAATACGAATCATGCTTTTTTGCAGTCAGGTGGAACTCTTGAGGTTAACGCTGGTACGTTAGAAAATAGCAATGTTGGCCTAAAAAAGGGTACAGTAGTCGCTGTATATTATGGGGGAGCCCCTGCTGTTGGAACTGTTTATTTAAGCGGATATTATCTAGCCCCAGAAGGATCGTAATATGGCTCATAAAAATGCTATCAAGGCTGTCTCTTTGATAGGTATAGCCACAACAACAATAAACGCATTAACATTTACAGCCGTGGGAACTTTTACGCAAGCTTGTTTTTCGATTAGAGTGCAAAATGATAGCCAAATTGATATGGAAGTTAGTTATGACGGGGTAAATTCACATGACTATTTACCGGCTAATGGAACGATTATTGTTGAGCAGCCTATCTCTTATAGAGAAACACCAAGATTTAAGAATAATACAACCGTTTACGTACGTGGAACTCCTGGAGGTGGTGCTGTGTATGCAAACGCTTTTTATCTTGAACAAGGATAAATTTATTAACATTTTTACATATAAGGATTCAGATGGAAGAAGATAAGAAGAAAGAAGAATCAAAATTTGAGGTAATGGAAACAAAAGTTTCTAACGATATGCTTATTACTGTCACCGGAAAAGAAGGGCGTTTTTACAGATTTTCTATACCATTTCGTTCCCCTCTTTTAGAGAGCTATCATGCAGCTATAAATGCGGCCAATGAGATAGCGCGTTTATTTAAAGAAGCTGTAGAAAACAGTAAAAAAAATAAGGAAGAGCGAGAAGAAAAACAAACGGAAGAAACGAAATCTGAATAGTTATTTTAATTCTGCTGTTAAGGCGTTTTTTCCTTTCTCGCTTTTACAGCAGAATTAACCCTGAGGAGAGATGATGTCTAAATCACAAGCAATTAGGCTCGTTCCAGAAGCGGCTAGGTCCCTGGCTTTTGGGTCAATAGGAGCAGCCTACGCTGGAATAGGAACGGCCATAAACAATCCAGTTAGAATTCTTCATATTCAAAATTTAACAGATGTAGTTTTAATGTTTTCGTATGATGGCATTAACGATCATTTCCCGCTTGCTTCTAATTCCTATCTTTTGCTAGATATAACTGCAAATAAATCACGTGATCAAGGATTTTATCTTGCTGAAGGTACAAGGATATATGTAAAAGAAGATGGTACTCCAAGTAGCGGCTCTGTATATGTAACCGTATATTATGGCGCTATTGACTAAAAAGGAGACGAGATGAGTCAAGCTGGACAATTTTTTCCGAGTGGAGTACTAGCAACTCTTACTGGAGATGCTGGTGGCGCTATATCGCCAGTAGCGGGAAATATAGATGTTCTAGGAGGACCCGGTATTACCGTCACTGGAAGCCCTGGAACTTTAACGATAGCTCATACTGGAGCATATTCAGATTCTTTTCCAACGGATGCAGGAACAGCTGTTCCTGTAGCAGGTGATACTAATATTTTGGGTGGTGCAAATATAAATACCACCGGAGCGGGTAATACAGTAACAGTTATTCTTGATGATGATGTAACCCTTGCTGGTTTTATGGATGTTGGAACTACGCTCACCGTTGGAACGACCGTAACATTAACAAGTATTACGGATGGCGTACTTATTGCAGGTGCTGCTGGGGCTGTATCGGCTCTTACGGGAACAAATGGACAGGTTGTCATAGGTTCAACTGGAGCTGATCCTGTATTTGCAAACATTACTTCTACGGGTGGCACAATAGAGATTACAGAGGGCGCCGGTACATTAAATCTTGAGAGTCTAGGCGCTAGCTACGCAAATACATTTACAATTTCACCATCTGGGGGAGGTGATTACACAACTATTCAAGCGGCTTTAACTGCTAATCCTACAGCGGATACATTGTTTCTTGTTTATCCTGGAACATATGCATCTGATACGATAAATTTCACAGCTAATAATCAATCAATTGTAGGAATGGGCGGGTGTGGGTGTGCAGCCGATCAAGTAATTAGTGTTGCATCCGCAGATATATGTGACTTTGCGGCTTACACAGATTGTTTGTTGGAAAATCTCAACCTCGTAGTTAGTGCTGCTGCTAGTACAGTTTATTGTGTTCGTGGAACAACTGGTTCAATAAAGATAGTTAATTGTATTTTGAATTGTACTAATTCATCTGCGGCTCTTTCGCAGCCAGCTTGTGTTTATACAGGGGGCGCCGCAACGGTAGATATTATAGATTCATGTGTTTATTACACAAATGATGTGGCAGCTGGTCTAGGAATCAAAGTTCCATTTGTTTTTGGAGCAGATTCTGTCCTTTTGTTAGATAGAATAAGATCCGTTATTAACTGTGCGGATGCTGCCTTTGGAGCTGGTTTTTATTTTTCAAATGTTAATGCTTATTTAGAAATATCTAGATGTGATGTTGATATAACGGCTACAACAGCTACAAATGTTACAGGTGTTTACTATACCGGGACTCCTGCATATGATGCACGCGTAAGTAATTCAGTATTTAACGTAACTGTTGGAGCAGCTAATACAGGAAGTGGTTTGTATACTGGCGGTACAGCTGTAGTAAATTCTCACGTTAATAGATATAACATTGCTGACGCTGGTGGTACTTCATACTCATTTATAGTTGCAGCTGGAACAACTATTAACTCTAGATTTGATGACATAACAGCAGCAGATGGAGTATCTAATGCTGGAACGTTTACTGAAGCTAGTTGTGAAGGAAATGGAGATCTCGTAGCTTCAAATACAGTATTTAGCGGAACGTTTGACACTAACGTTGCCGCTGCCGGAGTAACTCTTTCGGGCACAACCCTTTCGGCCGATGGTACCGATTCAGATATAGATATTAACATTACCGCTAAAGGTACTGGTCAAGTAATAATAGATGATTTACAACTTACAACAGATCTTGCTGTTTCAGAGGGAGGGACTGGAGTATCGACCTTTACTGATCATGGTGTCCTTTTAGGATCTGGGGCTGCAGCAATAACTGCAACGGCAGTAGGAGCAACTGGAGAAGTATTCATAGGAAATACTGGTGCCGATGCGTCATGGAGCGCTACTCCTGCGGTTACATCTCTTACAGCAACAACTGTTTATGGAACAACGTTTGATACGAATGTAGCGGCAGCAGCCGTAACTCTTTCAGGGACAACACTTTCTGCCGATGGTACAGATGCAGATATAGACATAAATATTACGGCTAAGGGAACGGGGCAAGTAATTGTAGATGACTTACAATTAACAACGGATCTGGCTGTTAGCGAAGGAGGAACGGGCGTCTCTACGTTAACTGATCACGGTGTTCTTGTTGGTTCTGGAGCAGCTGCAATAACGCCCCTAGCCGTAGGAACTAATGGCCAAGTTCTTATAGGAAGCACTGGAGCTGACCCTGTTTTTGCATCCATTACTTCTGGAGATGCCTCAATTACAATAACTCCTGGCGCCGGAACACTTGATTTGGTTACTTCTGTTTCAGGAATTGCATGGTCTGAACAAACGGGTACTTCGCAGGCTATGGTAGCCAACAATGGTTACATATTAAATAATGCTGCTTTAGTTACAGCAACGCTTCCTGCTACAGCCGCTGTTGGTTCAGTTTTAAGGGTTGTTGGAAAGGGTGCTGGAGGATGGGCTGTTGCTCAAAATGCTGGTCAGACAATATATTTTAGTTCTTCTACTACAACAACTGGAGTTGGAGGTAGTCTTGCTTCCACGGATGATCACGACTGTGTTGAAATGGTTTGCATAACAGCAGATACGGATTTTTCAGTAATATCGTCGGTTGGCAATATTACGATCACATAAGGAGAAAAGATGGCAACGCAAAATGCAATTGGTAGCAATATTCCAATCGAGATAACTTTAGGTGGTACGGGAGCTGCAACGTTAACAGATCATGGTGTTTTGATTGGTTCAGGTACAGGTGCTATAACGCCATTAGCTGTTGGAACAAATGGCCAAGTTCTTGTAGGAAGTACAGGCGCTGATCCTGTTTTTGCAACTATAGCCTCATCAGACGGATCTATTACTTTTGCTACAGGCGCAGGAACTTTAGGAATAACAGGAACTGCAGCAGGAGAAGCGCAGGTTGGATCAGTTGAGCTTGCAACAGATGCAGAAGCCATTGATGGAACAGATTCAGTAAGAGCTATTGTTCCTACCTCTTTAAAAGCAAAGCTTGGAACACAGACCGATCATGGTCTTCTTGTTGGTTCAGGAACGACCGCAGCAATTACAGCATTGGCTGTAGGCGCAACAGGCGAGGCGTTAATAGGAAATACTGGGGCGGATCCTAGTTGGAGTTCAACGCTTACCGTTACTACTGTAAATGCTACAACATTTGACACGAATGTGGCCGCAGCCGCCGTTACTCTTTCTGGCACTACTCTTTCAGCAGACGGAACAGACGGAGATATAGATATAAATATCACGGCCAAGGGTACCGGTCAGGTTATTATAGACGATTTGCAGCTCACAACTGATTTAGCTGTAACAGAGGGCGGTACTGGGGCATCAACGCTTACAGATCACGGTGTTCTTGTAGGATCGGGTACAGCGGCTGTAACGGCATTAGCGGTAGGAACAAATGGCCAGGTTCTTGTTGGCTCTACGGGCGCAGATCCTGTTTTTGCAACAGTAGCTTCTGCAGACAATTCAATAGAAGTTACTGGTGGGGCTGGAACAATAGATCTTTCGGCTACTGGAACAGTTGCTATAAACGCTCAAACTGGAACTACTTATACGTTGGTTATTGGTGATGCTGGAAAACTTGTAACTCTTGATAATGCCGCAGCGATCGCAATGACAGTGCCACCTAATTCTTCAGTGGCATTTGATACAGGTACTACAATTATTTTTGCTCAAAAGGGCGCTGGTACCGTTACATTTACCGAAGGAAGTGGCGTTACTATTGAATCTAGAGACGCTGCCTTTGATACTGTTGGGCAATTTTCTATGGCTTCCTTAGTAAAAATAGGCACTGATACTTGGTATTTATCTGGAGATGTTGAATGATAAACATTCTTGGTTCTATATGGTCGTCTAGAAGAGATCCATCTCTAGAATGGACTATAAATTCATCAGCTGCGACCTTATTTGGCGCTAATGAAATAAGCAATGTTCATTATGATGGATCATACTACTGGGTTGCTGTGGGCGCAAATGGGATCATAGGATACGCTATAAATCCAACTGGTACATGGACAGCAGCATCAACACCATCATTTGGAACATCGTTAATACTTGATGTTTGGTATGACGGTACTACATGGGTTGCTTGTAGCATTGACTCAAAGATAGCAACTGCAACAGATCCTACTGGAACGTGGACTCAAAGATCTAATCCGTTTACTGGTTTTATATCATCTCTTTATTATGGTTCAGATGGTTATTGGGTAGGTGTTGGAGAGGGAGGCGAATTGGCTACCGCTACAGATCCTACAAGTACGTGGACGTCAAGAACATCAAGCTTTGGTGCAGATAATGTGTATGGCATTGCGTATGATGGCTCAACTAATTGGGTGGCTACTGGAAACGCTGGAAAGATAGCTACAGCATCAGATCCAACAGGTACTTGGACACAGAGAACCAGCCCATTTTCTAGTATTAATGTTAGGGATGCGTTTTATGATTCAAATAATGGAATATGGTGCATTGTTGCTTATGATGGTGAGATAGCAACGGCAACTGATCCTACTGGTACTTGGACTTTAACAACTGGGACAGGTTATGGCTCAAGTGATGACTTCAGAAGATTGTATTACGGAGATAAAAAGTTTTGTGCAGTAGGATTAGCAGACATAATAACGACATCTTTTAAACCTCAATTTAGGTGGAAAACAAATACTTCGCCATTTAGTGGAAGCAATATCCTTGGAGTAGCTTATGGAGAAGATGGATATTGGGTTAGTACGGGGGCCTCTGGAAATCTTGCCACGGCTCCAGGTTCTTTTCTGTTTCATTACGATTGGACATCAAGAAGTGCTGGAGCGATAGGGAGTTCTATGCGTGGCATTGCATATGATGGGAGCACGTATTGGACTGCGGTAAATGCGGACGGTTCAGGCTCTTCTGATCTTGTTACGTCTACTGACGCGATAACCTGGACAATCCAAGAAACAACTTTGAATGATATGAGAGATATAGACAATGACGGAACTTATTGGTGTGCTGTTGGTGATGCTGGTTATATGATAACAGCTACAGACCCGACATCTACCTGGACATCTAGAACGTCTGGATTTGGATCAACAAACATACAAGGTGTTTACTATGATGGCTCAACGTACTGGTTAGCGATGGGTAGTTCTGGAACTCTTACTACTGCAACCGATCCAACGTCTACATGGACATCTAGGACGTCTTCTTTTGGGACGACAGGCATAAGGTCAGCTGTTTATGATGGATCAACTTATTATGTGATGGTTGGAGAAAGTGGAAAATTGGCCACTGCAACAGATCCAACGAGCACATGGACTCAAAGGACATCGTCTTTTGGAACTACTCGTATTAGGTACGTAACATATTCTTCAGTTTTATCGTTGTTTTGTGCTGTTGGAAATGATGGGAAGATAGCTACGGCAAGTGATCCAACTGGTACATGGACGCAGAGGACAAATGTATTTGGTGCTTCAGAGATTATTTCAACAGTTAGATGGGATCCAGTTAAAAAATTATTTGTTGCGATAGGAACTAGCGGCACTATAGGCTTGTCTGCGGATGGAATAAATTGGATTGCTGACTCTGGAGGTTTTTCAAATGATTGGGATTTATACGAAGGCGATGGATTTTTAGTTGCAGTTGGAGACGGTCCAACAATTAAGACTAGTTTTAGTTAAAGCTTTTAAGGAGATGTAATGGCAAGACCAAAAAGAGTTACAGGAAGAGAGCCTCTTTCGTATATGGGTGTTGAGGCTACTACGCCTCCTCAGTTGATTTCTATTGACAGTGATCCAGATGCTACAGATCGTGACTTTGAGATAGGAAGTTTGTGGGTAAATTATACTACCGATGATGCCTGGATATTAACGGGCCTTATTGGAGGTGTGGCCACATGGACTCCTATAAATAATGAAGAATTGACGATTAATGGAGACACGGGAAGCGCTACTTCGGTTGGCAATGAGTTAAATATCATTGGCAGTGGTGTTCTTGATACAACTGGTGCAACAGACACATTAACGCTTGGCATGACAGCGGCGGCTGATGGTCAATTGATTATAGGTGGTAGTGGTATAGATCCTGCATGGGCAACTGTTACATCGTCTGATGGAACAATTACAATTACTGGTGGTGCAAATAGTTTAGATATCACTAGAACTGGTGGTGGTGGGGTTACAGATTTCCTTACGGATTCGGGAACAGCCGTTGGTGCAGCAGCACAGATAACTGTTTCTGGCGGTACAAATATAAACACGGCTGGTGCAGGAAATGTTGTAACAATTAAT